AGCGAATCAGCCCAAAGTTATCAGGCCTTGCCTCGCCATTTCGCGCGATGTTCGTCTGCCCCTTCAGGCTGTTGTTTGGTGATGTCTTGCTATTCCCCGCAGCAGCATTGGCATTAGGCTGCTTGATTAACCCATTCATTATCTTCTGGGTGAATTTAATGGGGTTAAAGTGCTCAAGCGGATTCAGGAGCGTGCCAACTAAGCCACCGTCTTTCGGCTGGTCAAAGATGATTACGCGATCGCTATCCAGCAGCGTTATGCCAACCTCATCATCATCACCGAGCTCTTTGCCGTTCACATTGAGTCGCATCTCAGCGTGCAGGGTTGATTCTGACAGCCAGTCGCTAAGCAGCGTTCCCGCCGGTACTTCCACGCGCTCTTTCGGTAGCCCCGGAACACGCTGTATCTCTATCACTGGCATACGAATAAAACTCCACTTTGGTAAAAAGCTTTTGGATAGTGCGCATGTGGTCAGAACGTACGTGGCCGTTTTCTCCACGGCTATGTAGCGCCATCCCATATATCACTAACCCAACGTGAACCGGTTGTGCTCCGTAGAAGGCAACAAACATGTCGCCGTCACAGAAGGTTTCACCTTTGCGCCAGTAAACGATCTCGTTAAAAAAACACGTGGCAAAATCTCTTTCCGCTTCATATCCCGGCACATCATGGAGCTCAATTCCAAGCACGTGACGGTAATACAGCACAATCAATCCCCAGCAATCGGCACCCTCAAAGCTGCAGGCACGATTGCGCCAGGGAATCCCCTCAACCTTTTCAAGAAATTCATCTTTAAGCATTTTGTAATCCGGGGAATTCTTCGATCGTATAGAGGCGGCCAACATTGTTGTTAACCGGATTCTTCAGGGTCAATGTGCAGGTAACGTCAGTGTCATCCATTGACACATCAGACACGTACAGGGTCCACGGCTTGAGTGGCGTGTTCATATCTCGCGCATCGAATTGCTGGTAAGTTGCAGATATAGGCGTCAGACGCGCGTATGCTTTCCACGCTTTCAGCTTTTGCTTGAAGTCCTGCGCTAGTCTCCCGAACTTGACGGAGCAGTCGATAACCGGCGTGCTGCTCTGCTGGCTCTCAATAACTTCCATTCGGCATGGCTGATAAACCTGTCCGGCGAATGTTTTTGGGAATATCTGGCGATTTACCAGACGAACCGAACCAAACACCGGACTATTGAAAGTTAGCGTGTCGAAAAGGATTTGATTTGGCCGCTGGCTTTTAACTTCTCTAAATGTCGGCATTACGGCACCCTCGGCAATGATTCAGGATCTCGATTATCCGGATAGCCAGTCACCACAATATCCAGCCAACTAGCCCAAGGCGGCGGCAATTCAATAAGAATGTCGTCAAAGTCATCATCGGAGCTTTTCAGCTCACGCGCGATGACCGTGCCAGCCCAGGTGAACGTCGAACCGCTCTGGTTCCACGTCGGATAAGCTGTAAAGTGAAGCTCCTGCATTTCCAGCCCTGTGTCACCCGTACCGGTTGAAAGCCTCATGCTGAACCATTGATTGGCGTTATCCAGATAGTTCGGACTGCGCAACCACTGATAAAAGGCCCGATGTTGGGCGGCGGTAAAAATCCAGGTAAGGTTGAATGAAGCTTTCAGGTCATCAGTGAGCTTTTGAAATATGGGGGCACCGACCTGTGGCTGATCGGTGCGAAACCCCGTGTCATTGGTGACGTTTTTATTCGACTTCTGAGCGAGAGGAAGCCAGTCAGGATAGGGAATTGCCATGGTTATCCTTTTGCTTTTCGTGGAGCCTGGAAGTTATTTGTCAGCGCATTGCTGATCCTCCCTCCCTGATTAAGGTCTGCAACTATCACGTCAATCGTTACGCCGTTGCCGTCATTGCTTGCCTGTGCATCAACAGTCGCAGAGGTGTAGTTCTGGATATTAATGACCACGCCACCGCTGGCTGACGCGCCGCCGCCTGAGCTCAGGTCTTTATTGCTGATAACTGAGCCGTTGTCCCCGGGTATCATGTACTGGCTGCCATTGCTGGCACGGTAGATTTCAGGCATGCCACCCTCACCCACCTGATACATCGAGCCAGCCGACACTGGTCCGCCGTTCTTACGCTTTCCAGCCAACCCGCCCGCCAGCGCCATCCCCGCAATCAACGCACCAATACCGATTATCGCTGCGCCACCAAACGAACCAATT